CAAAGTGCCGTTTGCATTGATCACACTCCAGTTAGTGGTGCCGGTGCCCCCATCGCCGTGATTGATGTAATCATGAGCGCCAACCTGGTCAAATGTGTTGACAAAGAACTCAACCGTCCAATCTCCGGCAAGAAATGGAAAGGCTGTATTGTGAGGAATTTCGAGAAAATCCAAAGGATCATCAGTATCGGCATCGAGCGCCGCTGTGCCGAATTTTTTGATTGTCGTATCTAAGACTATGGCTCCCTGGAAATTCACTGAGTTATTGAGCGGCGAGTCATCGACCGCAACCGTGGCGCCATCCACACCGTCCAGGCTCAGCAACAGCACTACGTCGGCGAAGTCAGCATCAGCACTAACGGCGGGATCTCGGAGATGCAGCGACCTGGTTCCCTGCCAGTCCGATGGCTTGATCGCCTGCACATATTGATCCTGCGTCAAATCGCCTGTGATCACCCGGTCGAAGATTTCGAAGTTCAGGTCGGTCGTCAGGCGGCTCTCGCCCATGGAGACGATCGTGCTCTGATTGTCGATGAACTCCTCACTGGTCTCCTCGAGCCAGTCGTTGAGGGCCGCGATCAGGTCGTCGTAACTAAATGATGTCGATGAAGGCATATTAAATCCTCATGGCGTTCATATCCGGAACCATGCCACTTTGCGTTGATTCTGGTCACCTTCAATAAAGATGTCCGTATTGTCTGGTCGCTGACTGATACCTCTGGGGATCGACAGATCTCCTGCGGCTATGCTTGGGCCAGTCGTGAAGTTCGCCATTGTCGTAATGTCGAATGCAGTGCTGAGATCCCACGACACCAGAACCTGAAGATTCATTGCGTACATAAAGCTGCCATCTGTCGAAAAGGTAATGGTGCGAACACCAGTGCCAGCATCAGGCAACATATCAAATCTTTGAACAGTCGCTGGACCAAGTGTCGTAGGATCAAAGGCTATCGATGCAGCGTATTCAAGTATCTCTTGAGTGGCACTTTGATAATGGACCCAACACGTTAAACCGTCTGCGCTCCAGATATGATCTGCTGGACCACCAGCCGGACCACCAGGAGCTAAGTTCTGATTCGTCTCTGCACCGAGAACCGTCAGATCCCACGGAGTCGCTGACTGATCCCAAACGCGAATGTTAAAGGCAAAAGATGGAACTCGCGAACATGCCGATAATCTCGTTCCATCAGGTGACCACCAGCAAGTACGAAGATTGCTTATGTTTGGAGTCGCGACACGATTCGCCCATTGAGTCTGAATGTCCCATGGTGTGATCGGATCTTGCTGTGCTATCTCCGCGCCCTGTCTCGCTGTGAAGACTCTGGTTCCATCGGGCTTCCAAAAAATATCTTGTCGAAAACCACCAGCAACAGATTCAGGATTGTTTGCAAGCTCATCTTCACTTGAGCCATAGGCACTCGCGTCTTCAAAAAGCGGTACATTATCCACCGCATCAATCGTAAGACACCTTATCGCGAACCCGGTGAACAGCCCGTCGCCTGGTCGAAAACGAACCGTTGCGCCTGACAGGTCGCGCTCGGGTGCCGGCCGCCACAGCGACACCGGGTCCTCGATCTCAGGCAGTGATTCCTGCGGGTGCTTGCCTTCGTACCACGCGGGATCGACCACCAAGCTCGGGTAATAGCCGTCGGACACCATGTCTTTCAGCATCATTTTCCGGCCGGACCTGGCGCATTCGCCTACCGCAAATTTTCCCTTGGCGTATCGCTTCGGCACGCGTTCACCTCAGCATCCGACGCCGTGATCCGCCGCTACCTAACGCTCGAGCCATGCCGCCTCTACGGGCCGGCGGTCCCTGCCTGCCACCAACTCGTGACGCAACAGACTGGCCTCGTGGCTTAGCAAGTGCTGCAGGCGGTCTCGCTGCGGCTCCGCCCAATGCGCCAGCTGGTGCGGTCCCGCCGGCTGTCTTGGCGGCTCGGAATTTCGCCGCTTGATCTGCGGGCGAGGTCGCACCAGGCATTCGAGCCGTGGCTGCTTGCTGCTGCATCCTGGCGCCCGCGGTTGCCTGCTGCAGTGCTGGCGTACCGCCGCCGCCTCGAGCCGCGAAGCCGAACGTGCCGCGTCCTTGCGGCATCCTGCCGCCGGGAACGGCGATCTGGGCCATGCCTCCTCGCTGCTGCTGCTGCTGCATCTTTGCCTTCACCATGGCCTGCTGTTGCTGCATGCCACTCGCTCGGCCGGCTCTTGGCGGGAGACTAACTCCGCCACTCGTTGCGTTGCGCTTACCGAGGAACCCGCCACCTGCACTGGTAGGCAAACCAGGGCCACCCGTCCTGGGATTCCGGCGACCAGCACCGCGTATCATGCCGGCAATACCGCCCCGCTGCCCTGCCTTCTGCATCCCTTTACCAAAACGACTCTGTGTGGTCGGCAACTCAGAGAGTACTGGGCCTCGGTTACCGCCAGGCATCCGCCCACGATTCCCACCAGGATTGTATTGCCCCCTGGCTTTCTGAAGCGCTCGGCCCATCATGCCCGACCTGCCGCCTCCGTTTGGATTGTGAGTCCCACCTCCACGCCTCGCCAGTGCTTGGTCGTGCTGAAGGTTCTTCATTGATCGTGACAGTGCCATCATGGCCTCCCGTGCAATCGTGAGTAATTCGCGGATATGACAAGAGGTGCCGTATCCCTGTCTTCATCGTGGGCTAACGTCCATTCCTCGGTAGCCATCATTTGGAGCGCCTGCCACTTTGCCTCGTTGTATTTCACTGCCACCCTGGCAGCCAGTTCGGCAACGAAGGCCTCCTGAAATCTGAATGGAATGTCCAACGTGTTCTGCGCGTTGCCGACATCCTGGACCTGCTTGTAAACATTGAAGATCAGAGTGTCGGTGTCGTTCTCGCCGGCCAGCCAGAAGAACACCTGGACCTGGTTGACGCCAATATCAGTATCCCGGCGCCGATCCACGAAGTATCTGTCCGGCCGCCCGATCAGGTTCTTGTCATGCAGGATCAGGTAATCCTCTCTGGAGATCGGATAGATCTCGGTGTCGACGCCGTTCCTGCGCACTACTGCGGTCTGCACCTCGATGGTGCCAACCGGCAGATCGAAGCTCACCTCACCGGGCGTGACCGTGTGTTCAATTTGTTCGAACGTCCACTGCCTGTGTCCGCGGTTCGCCCAGGATGACAGCAGGAAGCCGGCCGATCGCCTGATCGAAATGATGTGCTCGCCCGTGATCTCCTGCAGATTCATGCCGGCGCGCTCGACCGCCTCGTCGCAGATCACCGCGAGAATCGGGTCGAATAAAAATGAGCCTGTGGTTGCCATGTGCGCTTATGCTTGGCTCTTCACGGATTCGAGTGCAGGTGCTGCAGGTTTTGCCCTTTTCTTCCTTGCCATCTTTATTGGCTTCTGTTGGTCAGGATCCAGCTTTTCACGAAGGCTCGATACCGTGTCGGATACCTGGCCGAGATAAGCTGTCTTGTTAATCGTTTCCAAAACCGTTCGCATTTCTAATTCCGTGAGTATGACTGCGTACGTGTTTTCCTGGGTCATGCCCCTCTCTCCTGTTATGCAGTAATCAATCCCAATGCGACCAAGGCTGCGTGAACTCCACTAGCGGTCACTGCTACTCCAGTCTGTAGTGAGATTGCTGCGGTCGTGTAGAAACCCATTTGTCGAACGCCCCCTGTCTCTCTTACCGACATACAGCTTAGGCCACCTGCGATCAAATCTATTTGATCGGCTGCACCCGACCCGAGGCCAGAATTATCGTCTGATCTTCGAGCATTCACTGTCGGATTAGTGGCAGAGGCAGCTTCATTCCGTATACCTGCGCCTGTGCCAACAAGACTTCCGAATAAATCTCCTGACCAGAACCATCTCTGTGAACCGGCAAGTGAGAGGCCCAACTGATCATCGCTACTTTCGTTGAAACCTGTATCCCCATCACCAAATGCAAATGCAGGTAGGGCTGCGCTCGCTCCGATCGCCCCCGGTAGGACTATGAATTGTTCGTTGCCTCCAGAGTCTGATTGGACACGGGCAATTTCTGCAGAACGTGCTATCAGCGCCATTTGATCGGTTGCTGTGTGACCAATGCCTGTGCCTAAATCAGCTTGGTCCGGAACCAGTACCGGATTTATATTCGTTGCCGCTTCGTTTAATACTGCCGGTCCAGTGCTTGTGTTTGAATGGATGCCCGATACCCCATCAATTACAAACTGAGTGCTGCCGGCGAGCGCTAACACAATATCGCCAGGGTCGCCCGCACCTGCGGGTAGGCCGCCGTCGATAGTTACGCTGCCGCCGTCGGTTCCACTCTGTAACGACTGGCCGCCGCGTATAGCAACATCGCCGCCGCCGCCGGATGAATTATTAGCCCCGACGCCGCCCCTTACCAATACCGTGCCGCCGGCACCGGATGAATTCGCAAACCCTTCGCCGCCAAGCATAGAAACATCGCCGCCAGGGCTATTGCCGGCGCCGAAACCCCCGCCGCCTGCTATTCGTACATTGCCGCCGCCGCCGGCTACGGTTGCCTGGCCGCCTATAACCCTGGCCTCGCCAGGTATAGAGTCGCCTTCGCCGCCGATAATCATTGCGTTGCCGCCGAAACCTGCGCCGCCGCCCTGGCCGCCGCCCCACATGATTGCATCGCCGCCATCTGATCCGAAACCGGACCCGTTTGCATAGCCGCCCCAAAGTTCGAGGTTTCCTGCTGGCCCTTCACCAGAGCGTCCGATACCGTATATCGATACGAGACCAGGAATAGGAACTTGCAATCCGGCAGCAGCATCGACACCGGTTAGGGTATTGATGAATAAGTTTCCGCTCGTGCCGGGACCAGCGGCCCCACCTTCGCCAACTTCTACGAGTATGTCGCCGCCTGCGCCTGTTCCAATTCCCGCACCTGATTTAATACTTACGACACCACCGTCGCCAGCCGTCGCTACTGATGAACCGGCTAAGACATTTACAGCGCCGCCATCACCTGTTGCGGCGACACCTGAATCACCTCCTTTCAGATCCAGATCACCACCGTCAGCAGCAGGATCAGTACCGGCACAAAGCTGAGCGTTGCCAAGGGCTGAAATTGTGGCTAGTTCAACACCACCAGCAACGAGGCCGAGCGTGTTGACTGCTGGCCTGTAAAGGCCTGTATCTTCGTCGCCAAGGAAAGCGAGTTCGGGCGCACCTACAACACCGAAAGCTTGGAGAATGAGTGGGGAATCTGGTACTCCACCACCACCGCCACCATTGCTTGTGAGTCCTTCGAGGCCTCCGCCTCCGAGGGCCATGACTATGAAGTCCTTGGAGAAGCTTGTACGACCTCGAGCGACACATCGTCGCCCGTCAAGACCGCATTCGACTTCAGCCTAATTGCCCTCACCGGAAACGCCAGGTTGCCTGTCACATCTGCGGTCACATTCACCATCGAATCGTGATCGTGGATGTTGATTTCAGGGAAGAACAGATCAAACTCACTGCCGAGCCACGAGCCAACCTGTGGCTGCGGATCGTTACCCCGGCGAGCCAAGATGTTGGACAGTGTCAGTTCGACCGTGAGATCGGCTGTCGCTGCACCTACGGCGATTGCCATCGCTACATCGAAATCAGCCACCATGTAATCGAGTGGCAGCCAGTTGCTTGAGACTATGCTACCAGTGCCAGACTCGATGGCTCCGGTCGAATCGTCGTCGATCTTGATTGACGTAACCGTCGTGAAGGCCTGCACCGTTGACACGGTGCTGGTGTTAGGCCCAGTCACTACCTCTTGGCGGAAATTGCCTTTCTCATCAGTGCCTTCGATGAGAAACCTACGATCCGAATCGTCCCCGTTCGAAGTGATTTCGACTTGCCGGCGAAAATCCATCACAACCGGGTTAGCCGTCAGCGTCAGTTCCTGGACGCCTCCGGCTGCCGGTGTCTGGGATGCCGCAACAGCCTCATCATTGGCAGCAGCGTAGGGCGAGATTGTTAATACTCTTGGCCTCATGATGTGGCCCTCCTATTCGCTGTGGTTAGATGGCTGACGGTACGCGCTGTCTCGAGTCAGTGTAGTTCTC